CCAGCTTCCCTACGACTTCCCAAGTCTTATTGGCTGGATACTGACCGGATAGGTTTGCTGGGCTGTTGACAAGCTCTGATATGCTTGTCCAAGACCCAGCAGCAGGACCTGTGTCTGATGTGTAACTCTTATCCGCAAGAGGCTTGACTTTGAATGTCAGCGTCATCTTGTTCTTCTGCGAGCCATTGACAATCAAAGGGGCTACTTTTGCCGTCCGTGTAATCGTTAATGTTCCACCGTTCAGACCAGTTCTTGCAACATCGAATTTTAAAATCGGCGGGAAGTAGTCAAGGATAGTTACTGTCCGCTCTATCGCATTACTCGTCCGCCCTCGACTGTCAGTCACTCTCGCTCTGATGACGACTTGGCCATCATAGTTCATCAAACCAAGGCCGCCACCGTTGGTCGTTGTTGATTGATTCTTCCCTACTATTTCTGCATAGTAGCCTGTAATCGTCGAGCCATAAGCTCCTGACGCAGCACCAAAATTAACTCTGATGTCAGATAAAATCTTGATAAAGTGCTCACCACCAGAAATGATATTGGCAGCTATCGCATTGCCGTCTGTTAGAGTAAAGCCTGTCAAAGTCGGCTTGACGCTATCTGGTATAGAGAGATTAAGCCGCTTAACGTCACGTCCAATCTCTCTGCTTCCGTCATAAGTGATAATCGTGACTTGTCCGCTACCGCTAGATGTGTTTGGGAATTGCTCGCATAGTCCCATTTCTGGAGTCCATACATAGCTAGTCGTTACATCGTCACCAGCGATTTTTTTGTCATAACTTCCGCATTTTACCCAGATTGAATGCGTAAATCTCTCGTGCTTGCGATTGATGTTAATCGTCACTGGTTGACCGATAACGGCTGTCACATCGCTACCAGAGCTTGCTCGTGGTATAGATGGTAATTTGACCGTCTGGATAACTCTGGCGCTGCCATAGTTGCCAACGTTGATATCCAAACCAACGTCAAGACCAAACTCTTTAGAGCCATCTTCCGAGTGGTCTATGCGGTAGTCTTTTGATAATAAGCTCTTATCTTGATTGCCACCGATACCAGCATCAACGTTGACTGTGTCAATAGCAAGCCCATTAACTCTGACTGTGATAGGTTTTGAATATGACGGTATGAAAACATAAGCATTAGAGACTAAATGCACTGATACATTGACCATCGTGTAGTTGCCAGCTATATCTTGCCGTCTTACGCCCCATGTCACATCAAGCTGTAAATTATGTCCCCAGCCGCCACTAAAATTAGCTCTGACCATGTTTAGACACCTCCTCCCACATATCTGATTACATTCATGTCTGGATTGAGCTGATACTGCTCCTCACGGAAGCGCCCGATTTGAAGCGTCCGAGTAAACACCCCATTTTCAATCTTTAGGACACCTTGCGAGATGTAAGCAACCTCAGAGCCGGCAGAATAAAAGCTGATACGGTCGTGGTCGATACGGACAGAAGATGACCCATCTTTCTTACCGATATTCAAACCGTCATTGCTGGCACTCATGTAGAGGTCTAAGAAGCTCCATCTCTCAGCCATGTCGCCGAGATTATTTTCAACCTTGGTTAATCTCTGGCTTGCCGATACAAGCTTAGCTTCTGCGGCAGCTCTGCCAGCTTCGTCTGATTTCACATAGTCCTGATAGGCTTTAACCCATTCATTGACTGTATCAATGCTGGCTTTTGCTTCAAGTTCAGCCTTGGCTAGCTGCATGGCTTCCGTTAAAGCGTTCAACTGTTCTGCTGTCAGCTTTTGGTCAGCCTTGCTGTCAATCTTGTCATTGACTTGCTTGAGCTGCTCCTCGTCGAGCGCTCCTTTATCGCCTTTAGGCCCCGGAGGACCTTGTGCGCCTGGATCGCCTTTGTCACCTTTCGCACCAGCTTGACCGTCAGCCACGTTGCTGAAAGTTACCTCTGCAGTTGCCACTTTTTCGTCGTTGAGATAGGCTTCTACAGTCACTTGCAGAGTTCCCTCGAAGTCTGTCGCACGGACTAGCATTTGACTGCCGCTGCCGATGATAGAGTCGCCTTTCTTGTAGAAGATGATAGGCTCGTACACCTTGCCATTCTTCTCGAGTGTAGCCATGAGCAAGCTCTGCCCTGTGTTGTTCTTAAAGGCCGTTCCTTGGTCGGTAGATAGCTTCAACTCGTACGGTATGGCCTGCTCTGCAAGCTTAGCCATGCGAGTTAGCAAGCTATCTGACACTTTATTTTGAAGAGCTTGAAAATTAGCAAAGACCGTCTTATTTTCGCTCGGATTGGTAAAGCTGATTTGCTGCTCGCTGACACGAGCTTCCAGCACCAGCATAGGACTAAAGCCCGTATCTTGGATTTTGACAGTGTCTCCGATGTCCAAATCAAAATATCCGTCTGCTTCGTATGTGATAGCTGGATAGCAATATTTCCGTAGATTACGCAAGCCCGTGGAGATAAGCACTTCTTCACTATCTGTATCGACTTCCATGTCCTTACGTATCCAGTTATCGTTCGTCTCAGTACCAGTCAAAACTGACGGATATAATTGTTTAGATAGTGGAGCGAATAGCAAGCTCCCTTCGAGGTAAAACTCGACCTCACCCTTAGAGTTTTTCCACTCTTTCTTTTTCTTAGGGTCTATGACAACCTGCGTTGTGCTGACAGTTACCTCTTTAAGTTCTATCTCTGGCACCGGAACATCAACCGTGCTGCCTGTTTCTGTCCTACCCTCAACTGTTTTGCCGGCCTTTAGCTCTGGTGGGTAGCAAAGTGTCTCTATCGCTCCCAAATAAGCCTGTGCGTTATATGTTCCTAGTGTCACATACTGTCTACCAGCGTAGTTCTGCTCAAGTACCGTAACGGTACTACCGTTATTTGCGATGACGATGGAAACATGGCCATACTGTCCAGTTGCTAGAAAAGCATTGTGAGCTTTGATGTTTGCCATAGCTCCAGCTTTCAACTCATTAGTCCCACGAGGGCGCACTACAGACCAACCAAAATTAGCCCAAGCGTAGTCCGTACCGATATAAGCCGCAGCCATACCAGCGCCGACCTTACCAGAAAAACCAGTCACACCACCACCAAGACCAGGGCCGCCCAATTTCATAGAATACCAAGCGGCTAGACCGTAACACTGACCACTGCCGACTGTTCGGCCTTGTAGACCTTTCATTTCATTGATAACCGCTATCACCTTGTCAGCTTTAACGACTTGTGTCACTGGTTGACTAGGACTGCTTAATTGATTGTTAGGCTGTCTCCAAAGGTCGTCAAGCTTATCTAGGATATTGCCGTTAGAGCGATTGACTCCGCCCCGAATATCTCGCATGAGAGCGATATAGTGGCCGTATCCAGCTGCCGCATAGTCATATAACGCACCGCCTACTCGGAAAAGACCACGAGTGTAATCTTCGATGTTCTGCTTACCTTTGACTCCGTAGAATTTCCGCCCTCCGCTGGTCTGTTCAGCTAGCAGATAAGCGTAGTCTTTCATAAAGTCGTCAACTGACGCATAGTGAAAGTATGTTCCGCCCTCGTTGGCCGGTCTAGCACTTCCTGTCGTGACCTTGACACCGCTTGGGCGAGTCTGGGCAGAGCCGGACATACCTGACCAGTTATTATCAATTCTAGCCACGTTAGAAGCGCCCCAGAAGCTTTCAAGATAGAGCTGGCAAATCATACCAGACGGCAAAATGTTGTATTGCACACAGAGATTTAAGATAGTCTGGACTATCGCAGCGCTCATAGGATGTCCAGCGTAGTTCAAACCACCACCAGTGTATTTCTTGCCACTATTCGCCGCTTGTGCAGCTGATGGGTTGGAAACCTTGGTGGTTGTTTCCTTGGTTTCTTCCTTTCGTCCAACCGGCTTGATAGCGTTGTATAGCTGCGTCTTGTCAACGCTTCGCTTAATGCTTCGTACATTCTTGCCATACTTCAAGATAACATCGTTTCGCTTGCGTCCGACGCCTTGATTTTCAGCGCTATGAGCTTTATAGACATTCATCACAAAGCGGTCGAGCTGACTATTGGACTTCAAGTGCGTCTCAAACTCGATTTCAGCATCGAAGTTACGAGCAAGAGAGATTAAACGTGCAAGAGAGGTTTCTTGCCCCTCCCATTGCAACGCTCTGCGTTGGTCTGCTATCTCATTGATGCCGAGTTCGACCTTAGATAGGCCAAGCGTGCCCCAAATATCTAAATACTCTGTAAAGGTCATTGCTTTTGGTGCTTTGTATGCCCCTTGATACTCGAGCATGAGTTCGAGGCTTAGATTTTCGCAGTAACACTTGATAATCTGCTCGTTTTCCTCGGTCTTCATCACGTTAAAGAGATAAGACCGACCTTTGTACTTGAAACTGACAAAAGCACGTTCGTTGAGGTGCTTATATGCTTGTTCAGCGTATGTGTCAGATTGGATTTTCTTTTTGAAAACTGAAAACTCAAAGACTGATGTTGCACTTTCGAGTGAGCGTGTCCACTTGTCGTTGAAGAAATTCAAGGTAGTCTGCTTGTCGTTATCGATAAAAGCAACCTTCTTCAAGGCGCTATCGTGGATTGTTAAAAGCATTAGAGCCACCTTTCTTCGAATTCAATCGTCACACTCGGTTTTTTCTTCGCCCAATTGGACTGCAGAATCTCAATCTCAGACTTCCCTGGCGGTATGACCGGCCATAAAGAGCCGTCGACCACTTGGTCCAAGTCAGGAATGTTATTCAAAATCAAACTGTCATTTTCACTGTTGATAACAAGAATACTTCCTGCAGCATAGCGATTTGGGATGTCCTTTGTGCCATTGACAAAGTCTTTCCGATAAACGATGCTATCTAAATACATGTGTGTAGGGAGCGGCTTATCGCCAAAAGCGCCCATTGCAACATGGACTTTAATAGACTTCTTGCCTTTGATTTCAGGGACGGTGAATTTCTGATACGAACCATTCCAAAACAGTTGGACTTCGTCGTCTCTGCGTAAGATGTCGGACTGACCACTATCTTTGTTGAACGGATTTTCGCTTGGATTGTGAGTCGGCCAGAACGTCCATTGCTTAACTAGTTTATAGCCACCAATCCCATTAGATGCCATGAAATTGTATTCTGTATTCAGTCCATTCCCTCGCTTGATGGTTTCAACGCCATAGAGGAACTCGCCATTTTCACCAGTAAATGAAATTTTGATGAAGCCGTACTGATTAGCTGGATTAACCCAGAAAATCTGTCTCCACCAGATATATTCATGAAGCGCCCCCTTTTCTCCCACGCTGTCTGCAGGAATTTCCCAAGTGACTGATCCGGCATGATTTCCAAGAGGACCACCTCCCCGATTAGCGAGGAATAAGTGAGGTCTGCCCCAAGCGCTTTGAATGGCTAGTGTCCCATTCAAATTCTGAGAGTTATCATTCAGTATTGCTACATTCTTCTGACCGTCCGCAAGACCCTTGATTATACCCTCGCCAGTAACATAGTCCCAGAGGATTTCAGAGTGCTTATAAGGTACGATGTCAGCTTCTTCGATACTTCCTGCTTCAAAAGCAAATCTGTCGCTCACAAGGCCATAATATCCGTTTTCGTCGTTGGCTTTAAACGTGATAATCGGGTAAGCGTCTGCCGTCCCCTTGTTATCAATCGCAAAGACCATCTTGCCTTGCTTTTCTTCATAGTCCACTACACGCTTGTAAGTCGTCGAGTGTGCCACGCCGTCAGGAATGTAAAACTTGATAGTCGTTTCATCGTACCAGTCAGTTATCCCCTCAAGCTCCATATCGCCCCTTACAAGAGCGTTAAAGTATCTGTTAGGGTATTTACCTAGCGTCAGCTTTTTCGGCGTTGTGGCGTCAAATATGCCCGCTATACGCTCTTTTAACTCGTTGATGTCTCCTCTGTCAGTGTTTGCTTGTTCAGTTGTGTCGACAAAAGTGATATTTGCAATATCAAAAGAGGCCAAGCTAACCTTGACCTCAATTTCTTTTGCGTCCACTTCGACCGCTGTTGCAATCGTACCAATCCGAGATAGTTTCTCGGTCTTGATTGTGCGTTCGTTTCCGATACTTGATTTTACTTCTAGGACTTTGAGCAGACCAGAAAGGTCTACTCCGTTATATGTCATAGATGTTTCTGTCACACTCTCACTCCTTTCAGAATATTGCTGATATACTCTCTATCGCTTTGATAGCGGCTGAAATCATCGCCTGTCAAGCGCGCAAATTCTTGACCATTGACGTTCAGCACCACTTCTCTATCAAGACTTTGCTTGATAGTATTTAATGCGTCCTTGATGATGTCCAATTTGCGATCTTCTTGCTTGCTTTCAAGCGATAACGAGCCGTTTAGACTTGCAGAATAGCCTTGACTTCGCAAACTATCATCTAGCAGACTGCTATAATCAAACTTGCCTGTCACATCATAGAGATTTCCTAAGGCTTCATTGACAAACTTCTGGCTACGGTCGATACCGACTGCGATACCTTGACCAATGAAGATACCGACACGGTCACGGAATAACCGTGATGGTGAATGGATATCTGCTGCTGACCTAGCTGCCCTTTCTGCTTGTGCCACAAGTGCATTCGCTGCCGACGTTACAGCTGGCAAAGCAGCAATCATACCACGAGCCAAGCCGTTACCGATTTGAGTACCGACGTTTACCATATTCCTAGCGCCGATATTTCCGACACGTTGGACAGACAACATGAGGTTGTTCATCGCTGCAGTTGCTTGACCAACACCGGAACGAATGCCATTGACGATACCTCTTGAAACACCCTGCCCCGCTTGCTGTCCTGCTTGCGTCATTTGAATAGCACTAGAGCGGATAACCGTTACTATTACTAACATTCCAGATTGTACACTTGTTACAGCTTTTGTCATTGCGCTTGTGATAGCAGAAATCAATCCAGCCATCGCTACTTGTGCGCTTGCTCCAATCGTAGACAATCCAGCAGAAACTGTCGGAACAGTAGCTGCAAGAACTGTCATAGAAGATGTTGCAGCAGTTGCCGAAGCTGTAATCATTGCCAGTTGCATCGGAATAGTTGCTAACGATTGTGCGATTGCAGCAAATCCAACCGCTGACAATCTAGCCGTATTTGCGAAAGTTGTCAACGAACTAGCTGCTGATGTCAGATTTGGAGCTAGACCGGTTAAGCTAGCAGAAAGTGTCGGCAATACCGTAGATACGATAGTAAGGGCAGAAGCTGCACTAGCTCCGCTGATTTGTATCATCATCAAGCCTTGACCTAATGCACTTATTTGACTACCTGCATTCCCTAGCCCTGCTGCCGCATT